CTGCGTATACACTCTGTCGAGCGGCGGCACAGGCATCAGCCTAGATCATCGCTATCAGCATTGCCGACCGCGCAAAGTAATGAGCACGATGACATATTGGGCAGAAGAATTCGCGCAAGCTCTTGGTCGATGCGTTCGCGTCAGCACTATCTCAGACACAGAGCAGTCTATCTATGTACCAGACAACACACTACTGTCAGATCATATGGCTCCGCGACTCGCACAGAAGCTCAAGAGTGTAGATGCTATCGGATCTAGTAACGTAGATCTAGCTGCGGAATTAGAGAGAGCTATGAAGAAGCGCAGCGTAGCACAGAAGCTTACTGTAGAAGATAAGGCAGGATACAAATCATCAGGCGTTATCGAGACAGAAGAAGACGACGATGACGACGATGACGCCGCGACAGAGGCGGAATAAACATAAGTTATCTCCGCATAAGTTATCTCCACATAAGTTATCTCCACATATACTATATCAGCTATGAACCTAAACACAAACATACTCAACACCAGCGCAGCCGACGCCTTCAAGGCTGCGATAGTAGCAGACATCGAGAAGGACTTCATCATCAACTCCAGCAACAGCGCGAGCTTAGCTCGGATGGCTTGGATATTATATCCTACGCAAGACGAGTACTCAAAGACGCAGATACGCGCAGCTATAGTGTTCTCTAAGTTCCTCCGCTTCAACACTCTCATAGTAGGACCGAGCGGAACCGGCAAGGAATTGCTTGCTAGAATCCTTAGCCACGGCAGTCAACTGCGTAGTCTTAATATGGCAGGCCTGACAGATACGCTCTTCGAGAGCACGATGTTCGGCTATGCTCCAGGTTCTTTCACAGGAGCGTTAGCCAAGGGCAGCACTGGATTCTTGCGCAGCGTAGAAGGAGGCATAGCTTTCTTGGATGAGATAGGCGAGCTGCCTTTGTCTCAGCAAGCCAAGCTTCTCCGCGTCATACAAGACAAGGAAGTAATGCCTGTCGGTGCGTTTCACGGCGTCCCAATCAAATGCCGCTTTATCTTTGCGACCAACAGAGATCTGTTATCTATGGTAAAAGCCGGAACCTTTAGAGAAGATCTGTATTTCCGCATCAGTCAGCTCACGCTACAGACACGCAGCCTCAAGCAGCGCGGCCAAGACGAGGTAGATTTCCTGACAGATTGGCTGCTCAAAGACAACGCTTGGCAGCCGCGCACCGACGACGAATATGTTCCCTTAGAGTGGCTGGAACTTGGCAACGTCCGTGCTCTATTCAATATATTATTACAACGCGAACTAGATGTAATAAAACTTCCGACAAAACTTTCAACCAACCATGAAAATATGTAACAAGCAAACCGCTCCACCGTCCGCAGATATGATAGCAGAGATCACCAGATCTGTGCTGTCAGAGTTCCCAGATAATCCTCGACGACTCGGCAGCAGCTATTACAACAGAGCTTTCGGAGAGCGCATATATAAGATACTTAGAAAGCTTATGAAGTCTCCGACCAAGAGCGGAGAGATCAACACCACGCACGCAAGGATATCCCTAAGCACAGCTAAGGCGCAGCTAGCGCAGGGTTCAGCGTGGCTCAGAGACGGCGGCCTCAACAAGATCTTCGTAGCCGAGACGCCAGATGCCGTGCAGGATCTGGCTAACGTACAGAGTGCTCTTGACTCGCTAGTTGTAGCGGGCCGCAAGACAGTCATATCTCTACGCATCATAGTAAGCGACAAGGATATTGACGATATGTTTGTAGCCACAGAAGCTCCGCCAGACGAAGAGTCTTTCGACGAAGGACTGTTCAGAGAACAGCTAATAGAGTTCATGAACACGGCGACCGATGACTCTCAGATAGAGTGGCGTAACGCTCCAGACTCAGCCAACAGCTTCGCCCTATCAATAGCGCGACAAGATAAATATATTCTAATAGACTATGACGGAGAGAAGCTAGTAGCTATGAAGGTCAGCGCATCAACACTCGACGGTCTCAATGTGGAATAATAATGAAGACAATACAAAATACTGTAGCCACTACCATAGCCACTACCTTAGCCACTACCTTGCTGTCTAGCTCTATGCTATTAGCTAGCCCCGAACTAACCGCCAAGCTCAAGAGCATCAGTGCGATAGAGACAGGCCACAACGACAACGCCATCGGCCTTAAGGGCGAGCGGTCTCGCTATCAGCTAAGCCACGCCGTATGGCGTCAGCATTACGGTCGCAAGACAGACAACAGAAAGAATCCAAAGCAAGCCACACAGCTAGCTATACTCCACATAACATGGCTGCAGAATCAATACATAAAATCAAACGAAAGAAAGCCAAGCGCAGCCCAGCTCTATGCTATGTGGCAGCTCGGCTTCGAAGGATTCAAGAGACACCATATGCTTATCTCAGCCTGCTCTAATAGAGTACAAGAAAGATGCGAGAGATTTGCTAACATATATACCGAAGAGATTCGATGAGCGAAAACACCAGCGATTTAGATCTATTACTCGGGCTACCTAAGCCAATAGATGAGATGACAGACGCGGAACTACAACAACATTTACTACAATACTTTCCACATACGAGACCTTATGGCACTGATATAGCTGCTCTGCTATCAGATCCTCTGCTCGCAGGGATACCTAATCTGCAAGAAATAATAAACGACAAAAGCAAATTCAAATTAAAAAGAAAAACATAATACACAACTAAAACATATGCAACTCAAACTATCCGACCTTCCGCAAGAAGGCATACCAAGTCAGATACCTATCAACGCAAGCGGCCTTAAGGTAGCTGCTTGTCCGCGCCGCTGGATGCTTACGGTCTTCTTAGGCTTTCAGCCCGTGCAAGATACCATACCGCTAGACTTCGGAAAGATAGTGCATAAGTTTGCAGAGCTAGTAGCGTTTGACAGAAGCCCAGAAAACCTAGCGCAAGCACTCACTACTACCATCAGCCTCGGTCGCGACAGGTTCGGAATAAACAGTAAAGAGTTTGCTCAGCTTAAGGGTGTACTTGCATCTTGTCCTATCGGACTGCCCGGAAAAAACCTACCTTATCCAGTCCGCGTATCAGATAAGAAAGCGGCAGAGTATAAGTTCCAGTTTAAGATAGATAACCACACGGGTTTCTATTACACGGGAACCATAGATCTTATCAGTCACGACACGCAGCGAGAAATCTTAGTCATCAACGACTACAAGACTACGCGTAAGTATCTGCTACGCGACGCTGTATCTGCCTACGAAGGTGATCCTCAATTCCAGTTTTATTACTATATAGTCAACAAGTTTGCATACGATATATTTAAGGGTGATCTTGTCTTAGCTAACCTAGCTTGGTATAGAAAGATGGTAGCTAAGGTGCTTGTCGTTATGATAGGTAATACTTCCAAGCCACCATCTTGGACCAGCGCAACGCCCGACTGGAGCTTCACAGAAGAAGCACTCAAAGAATTCGGAGAAATGTTAGACGTGTTTGCGCAAGCTAGATATGACGACATCACGTCTCTAAATCTACCGCCTCCTACAGGCAAGCTAATCAATGCCTGTCCGCAATGCCCATTCAAACCCTTATGCTTTGCACAGAACAAAGATCAAGTAGATCTGTATCTTTCGGAATTAACTATTAAAAAATACGAACCCCTAACTTGGTAAATTATGAACACACCTATCACTTCAGTCATTCCTCCAGTCATTCCTCCAGTCATCACGATCGCAGAAGAATCACCGCTTAAGAAACTCCCGCACACGCTCATTGCTGTGGTCGGGCCGAGCGGCACGGGCAAGAGTATGTGCCTAAGAAACCTGCCTCAAGACCGTATAATCATACTAGATCTAGAACGTAAAGGAATGCCTTTCAAGATCAAGAATCCCGCTTGCTTAGTCCAGTCTACGAGCTGGGCCAATCTATTAGTCCAGCTCCGCAACGCGTCTAAGAACCCCAACATCGACATCATTGTAATCGACAGTATCACGCGAGCCATAGAGCTTATTCAGACACACTGCGAACAGCAGTTCAAAGGGTTTGAGATATGGAAAAACTACAACGATATGATCGGTGATTTGTTATATGAACTCAAGTCATATAACAAGACCGTAATCTTAACTTCTCTCGAAGAGATCGTGCAGATCCAAGGTATGGACGGCAGTCTTACGACGCGCCGACGGATGTTTGTGCAGGGTAAAGAGTGGGCTAATAGAGGCATCGAATCAGAATGCTTAGCCGTCTGGACTTGCTTTGCTCGGCGTGACAAAGAGAGTGGCAAGATAGCATATATGTTCGCAAGCCAGACAGACGGCGTCACCTTAGCCAAGACTCCGCCGTTCTGGAACTTGCCAGAGTTTATGCCTAACGATATCTCTGTAGCTGTAGCAACTATAATCAAGAACTGTTAGGCATTATATGATGTCACCTGCTGAAGAGTTGCTTATAGAAGTATTATATAAAACAACACTACTAGAGAAGCGGCTCATTGAATTAGAAAAAACTATCACACATTTACTAGACGCAAAATACAAAGAACAAAATGACAGCATCAAAACACAGAACTAAAATTCGCAAGTTAGATGCGGGCGTTAAGAGTCCAGCATCGCACAACGGTCTTTACAACACGCAGAAGATTGTCGCGGAAAAGTACCGGGCTTGGCTCCTTCGCCGCGGCTTACGAGAGGAGGCTCTATGACCGAATCGCGCATAAGCGCACGACCTGCGCTAGTCGGTGAGCATATGGTCCCACTCTCAGTGAGCGAGGATATAGAGTCCGAGGCGCGGGTTTGGCGCATGGTCGCCGAGGATCTAGCAAATGGCTATAGAGAATTCGATGGCATTAAGTTTCGAAGCGGCCTCGCAGACTACGACGCGCTGGTTGAATTTTACGGCATAAAATAAATGAACGATGATGGCATCTTAAACTTACTTCACTTAGCCGAAGACAGCGAAGACAACCCGCAAGTTGTAATCGATCTTCTCAACCAGCATTTCTGGGATCTCGTATGAAGAAGAAAAAGAAGAAAAGCTTCAGGCGATACGAGGACAAGCCTCCTCCAATGACACAAGAAGAGCGGTACATATTAGAAGACGGTAAAATAACTATCTTAGAAGACGCAAAACGCTTAGTAGAATACGGTATAAGAGTCGGTTTAATCACTCGCAGATTCAGATAAACTAATGGCACGCTAATAGCTTCTTTGCTATTGCGGCACTAAACAAACAACAAACTACAAATTACAAATGGCAACTAAAGGACAAGAAATCAAAGTCGGTCTTATTCCATCGCTCATCTATACAGTTCGGTTTGAGGGCGTTGAGGATACAATCTCTAAAAACAATCTTCGTATGGTCAAGATTAACTGCGAGATTCTAGGACCGGAAGTCGTAGAACACGCAGGTTCACAGTACAAGACCTTAGGCACACGCGGCACTATGTATGTTATGTTAGATAACAAGAACGGCCCCGATGATGCAATCGGTCGTTTAGTAGAACCCTTGCGCAAGCTCGGAATCTATGAAGAACTTCCGGATACATACGGAGCTAATGATATTGCAGCAGCTTTAGAAAATCTACAGGGCTGTAAGATCCAGATGTTAGTTACTTCTCAGGTCGAGTATCAAACCACAAGCACAGATCCTAAGGATCGCGGAGATGCCCGCAAGGCTATCGTAGATCCAGAGACCAACGAGCCGATCGTTCGCCGCTATATTCCACAGTTCTCTTTCGACAACGTGCGCAAGATGGCTACGTCCGAGTTCGATTCCGTTAATCGCCCGTTCTAACAATTTAAATCCTTCATTTCAACCGCTGGCATACCGGCAAAATGTATGCTATCCCACCTAGTAAGGTGGGTTTTTTTATCTATGATTGCACTAATACTTCCGAGACAGAATAGGTTTGATGTAGAAAATCACGGGATAAATCTAGGTCCAGCAGGAGACCTGACTAGAGAAACATTTGCAGAATATGGAATTAACTCAGATGATCCTAATCAAGTCTTTGTCACGTTCGCAGATGCTTTCTTTACCGGCACTGATAGCCCTCCAAGTAACATAGAAAAGTTTATCTTTACCGGCGTCAATACTCTCAAATATATTTCAAAAGAATCTAAGAATCTAGATGCTCTTCGCGGAGTTATAATGCTGGCGGCTAGCGGAAAACCCTACATAATAACATATTGGCCGCAGGACTGTGTAGACGTTAAGGATATAGAAAGCGACTTAGATGAGGGAGATACGGAAGATGACGGTGACGTTAAAGGCACGAGTCCTACTAAGAGAGTTAACTATAGGTTCTGGTTTAAACAAGACGTAAAGAAACTATTAACACATAAAGGTACTGTAGTCAAATCAGAACCAAGATCTATCAATGCATCGACATCTAACGAAGCTTGTCGCGTCTTCGACACGAAAGGTCCTATCTTCCTTGACATCGAAACGCATCCTAAGACGAACACTCTATCATGTTTGGCTGTGGCGTGCGGCGACGGTCCTATCTATAGCATCCCTGTGTACGATTGGAATGGCATTCTGCGTGTTGGTGCTCCTTTCTTTACACGCTTTATTCGAGAAGTTAAGAAGCGTAAAGTGGTAGTTCACAACGCCCTGTTTGATCTGCTGTTTCTCGCCGCGTTCTACAAAATACCATTCGGTACTGATATATATGATACAATGGTAGCAGGACATCGCATATGGCCCGAGGCTGAGAAGTCTCTAGCACATCAAGCCACGCTCTATACAAACAGACCTTTCCACAAAGACGAAGGCGGCAACTTTGATCCTCGTTCACACACGCAATATGAAAAGCTACGCGCTTATAACGTAAAAGACGTAGTGGTTTTGCGCGAGATCTACTATGGCCAGATCAAAACCGCCGAGCAAGATCCCGGATTGAAGGCTTCTGTAGAACAAGCCTCGTCGAGCATATATGATTATGCTTTTATGTCGCTGCATGGACTTCCTTTCAACGTCCTCAAGCGCAGCGAGATAGTAAAACGCGCAGAGAAAAGACTTAATGATCTGCAGCGCGTATTAAACATTCTTGTAGGTGAGAAAATCAACGCATCAAGTCCGGACCAAGTGGTCAACTATTTACATAACAAACTAAAATACAGACCAGAGAAAACTACCTTACAAGGATCTCCTAGCGTAGCAGGAGATGCATTATATAAAATCAAAATCAAACATCCTAAGAACATAACTATAGACGTCATCATAGAGATGCGCAGAATGATGAAGATTAAAGGTATGCTTGGGTTTGAGCAGTGGGTTTGGAGATACTAAAAGTTTGGAGATATTAAATCGGAGATATTAAATTGGAGATACTAAATTAGAG